ATTTAGTTAATTCATCATACTCAAGAGCTTCTTCAGGAGTGATAGTTGCTGCTGAGTAAACTTGTTTAGCTAAGCCCTTAATTCTATCTATTAGTTGGTCGCGAGTCATTATTTTTTAGATTTTTCTAGTTCTCCTCTTCTTTTAACCAATTTTACCATTTCTGGGTCTCTTAAGGTTTTTCCTTTTAATTTAAGATCATGAATTTCTTTTTCTATTTTAGCATATTCGCCTTCAGATTCTTGAAGTTTAGCTAAAATAGCTTCTTTGATTTTACTTTTAGCTTTTGATCTTGCAATAGCATACATTTCAGGATCATCTTTTTTAAATCCTGATTTTTTAAGACCTTTAACTATTTTTTCTTCTTTTTTATTAAGTTTACCTTCATCAACTACACCTTCTTCACTAGCAACACCTACCATAGCATCAATCTTTGGTTCTTCAAGTTCAAATTGAAGATAGTGTTTTGCTGAGGATATCATGTTTTTAGCAGTGGTAATTTTTGCTTGCCACCAAGCGGGGAAATCAACTTCTTGTTCGCCTTCAAATTGATTAACCATTTTATATAATTCCATAGCGTATTTACCAATTCGGTAAAGTTCAGCTTTAATCATATGTGGTTCATTATCTTCATGACCCAAATCAAGATCTTCATCTAAATTACCTTGTTTTTTTAAGATAGATTTTTGCAAACCATCAGGTAAATCTTTACGTTTGTCATCAAATTTATCATCATATTGGGGTGTAAAAGCCGCTGATTTTTTCTTTTCATCTAATGGTTTAGATAAAGCCGCTTGAATCATTTCTTTTAATTTGGTTTCCTTATTCATTGGTTCTTCAGTTGTTGGTTCTTTTTCTTGTTTTTGTCTTTGGCTGTTGACAGCGATACTATAAGCATATAATTCGCCGTCAGCAGTAGGCCCAAATCGGTCATAAAGTTTATCTAAACGGCTACTGATGATAGATTTGAATTGCTTCATTATATTTTGAGATTCTTCGGAATCAAATTTTTTCATCGGTAGTTATTTTATTAAACTTTATCTTCAGCAGTTGAAGTCTTTTTAAATTCAGCTGCTAATTTTTTAATTGTGTTTGCTATACTGCGTGCTCTACCACGAGCAGCTTTTGATGTTTTACCATGCTCAGTTTCTAAAATAGCTAATTGTTCTTTAATTGTGTTTAAAATTTCTGTTGTGTTTATAGATTTAATTATTATATAGATTTAATTGTTTATTATTCTCCTCCACCAATATATTCGCTAACGAAAAATTTAAGTGTGTTTCCAACTTGTGTTTCAAGTTTTTCATTACCCATTCCTTTAGCAATTTGGAATGATTTCATTAAGTGATCCATAAGATCAGCTTCAGTACCTTTCATATCTGCGACAATGTCTTCTAAACCACCTGTAGCTTCAGGGGCATCTTCAGTAGGCATTTCATCTTCTGCAGGAATGTCTTCAGTAGAAATATCTTCAGTATCAGTTACATCAATATCTTCTACTTCTTCGTCTTTTTTCTTTTTAGCTTCTTCTAAATCATATTCATCTTTTTCCATTAAAGGGTCCATTAGATCTACATCTGTTTCTTCTTTAACTCCAGCCATATGAAGAGCTAAATCAGTTGAATCTCCTTTCTCAGCACGTTTAGTAGCATCATCAAGGTCTGCACCTTCTAATTCAGCAACAATCATTTCTTTAATTTTTGCTTTTAAATTATCAGTGGATTCATTAATTGATTTTAATGTTGGGTTTAAATTCTCAAGAGCTTTGCTATCTTTTAAGAATTTTTTTAAGTCAAAATTATCCATTTTATTTTTTATTATTTGTGTATAAATATTCGGAAAGTAATGTTCCTATGGCTCCTACTTTTTGTCTAATAAAAGACCATTCATCTTTAATCATATGATGTGATTCTTTAAATGAAATACCTAGCACCCCAATTAAATGATTATCTAAACTATATACACCTAACATACAAATAGATTTAGTACCGAATTGAGTAGTTAAATATTCTAAACCATAGGTATCTTCAATTTGACTAATATCATCAACAGATAATTCACTATCCTTATAAATTTGGGAAAGTACCCTAGGGAATAAAGACACGGGAATATTTTGAAATGTATGTTGGATTGGAGAGATGTTTGGAGCAGTTTTTTCGTAGAAAAGGGAAAATTTTTGAATTGATTTTCCTGTAGGGTAGAAATGCCCTCCGTTATGGAATTGGGCTAGCCATACTCTATCACAATATAATTCATCCATTATAGCTTCTAGTTGATTATCTATTAAAGTAGATGCTTCAAGGGCTTCCCTCATTGGAGTATGTTTATCTGGGTTTTCCATTTTAAGTTTAACCCAAGTAACTATTATAGGTCCTACTATAGCAGTAATTAGGGCTATTAAGATAGTAGTTAGCATTGCAAAAGTTTCCATTATTTTTTAAGAGAATTTAAATATTTAACTATTTCATCTAAAGATTGTTTAGCACGTTCTTTATCAATTCCACCAACCCATTTTTGTATTTCACCATTTTCAGAAATATAGCCTTCAGTTCCGTTTGAAATAATATTTTCAAAATGATCTAAATGCTCTTTAATATAATGATCTATTTCCATATTGAAAGTTTGATTAGTATATGATTCCCATTTACCTTCAATTTTTAAACGTGTTTCAGTAGTAGCTCTACAATTAACACATTCTCCAAAAGATTTATAATAAAAAGGATCTAATTGCCCATCCATTATATTTTTACATTTTGGACAAAATAACGGAACTGCCGCTTGCTTAAATTTATCTAATTTAGTAACATTTTCTCTAATTCCATCTCGAATAGTCCAAGTTTTTCCTTTATTCTCCCAAACATCACCTTCTTTATGAATTTCTTCTTGTTCAGTTTGATAACCAACACCTACAGTTGTTCTACTGCCATGTTTACCTGCTACTAAATTACGTAAACGTTCTACGTCTCTCTTTTGAAATTCTTTTTTTAAAACTGAGTCTGACATTATTATTTTGTTTGTTGGGTTAAGTCTGTCCATTCTCTGAATGTCATAGTTCCCATCTGGTTAGCTTCTTCTTCTAATTTATATAGGTAATCATCTTCTGCTATATTAGTAGTAGATATATTATTTAATCTGTTTTCGCAATTTTGCATATGATGAACCATTTCATGTGTGAATGAACGCATAATATCTTTAGGGTGACGATGCATTGTATAAAGTACTATAATGCGGTTATTCGGGTCGTAATATGCTGTTTTACCAAAGAAATTATTTGCATTCTCAACATCATCATCTATAAATTTAACTTTAGGTAAAGGATTAATATTCATACCTTTACTTAACATATATTCAGTAAGTGATTTGATTAAAGGAGGATAATTGAATTTACTAGGTTCAGCGTATATTTCATTAAGTAAATTAATTAGCTTTGTCATGATTATACATATCACAACTCTCGTTTAATGCTAGTTCTAAATTCAGTAAATGATGGAGAATGGTTAGGATTTTCTAAATCAAATATTGTTTTTACTGTTTTAAATAAATTTAAATCTTCTTCATGAGTGCGAGATGATTCAACTACTTCCCATCCTTTACCCTGCATTTTATCTTTTTTAGGACCTCGTTTAGCTGATTTGAGCCAGAGAATACCACGACGTGTTATAGATTTATTAAAACATTCTTCATAACATGTTCCATAAACTGCTGTTTGTAAGTCATATGATGTGTGTAAATGGTTAGATGTTTTAATATCTAATACCCATAATTCACCATCAATCTCAATAATTAAATCGCAAGTACCTGCTACTTTTAATTTATCTGAGAATAAATGAACTTCAGTTTCAATAAGTGTAGGGTTAAATGTCTCCCAGAATTCAACGAAACGTAAAAACATTTGCCATATGTTAACATCATATTTTGGGTCACCTGAGGGGGATAGGAAGTTTAATTCTTCTCCATTTAAGTATGCTTCACATAACCCATGAGTTTGAGTACCATCATCAGCTGCTTTTCTAACAATATAATCAGCATTGTTTCCTACTTGTTTTAACCAATCTTCAAAATGTTTCCCTTTAGGATAATATTGTAAAATATAAGTTATTGATGGGTAATACTCTCCATTACGGCGATAATAACGAGAATCAGGTAATGTAATTTGTTTAGCATCTTCTGAGATTTGAAGAATACGTTGGTATTGTTTTTTAATAGTCATATTGTAGATAATTTTTTATCCATTAGTTTATATTGTGTTAATGGTTGGACCGTTTGTATTAATTTGGTAAAATTTTCAAACCCCATATCACTAGGATCTTTTCCTTGGAGTTCAACTAAATAAACTTCTTTCCCAATATCTAAAAGTTGTTCACAAAAGCCAAGGGCTTGTTTAATAGCATCATTATCTAAAGCGATGTATATTTTTTGTACTTTAGAAGTAACAATTTTTTTCATTAAACTAGGTTGTAAATTTTTACCAAATAATGGAATAACATTTCGTTTAATTGCCATAGCATCAAATGGACCTTCACATAATATAATAGGTAAATCCCAATTAATAAATAACTCAAATGGTATTATATCACGAGAAGTATCTGGGTTGCGGTATTTAATAAATGGGGTTTTTTCAAATGATCTAGCTGTAAAATAATTTAATCTTCCATTAATATCATAAGAAGGTATAATAATCATATTTACAAATTGGCCTGAGTTGCAGTAACCTATATTGTATTTTATAATATCTTGTTTAGTGACATTACGTTTTTTTAAATATGCTAGAGCATGTTTTGCTATAATATCTTTATTATTAATAAATGTTTTATATTCTTTAGGTAATTCAAGTAAATCAGATTTGGTTTCTTTTATTTCTTCTAAAGAAACATTTTTGACTAACTTACTTAGTTCATAGAAATGGTCTGAGGAGATTTTTAGGTTTTTAAATAAACTTTTTATTGTTTTGCCTTTTTGACCACATACCCAACATTGCCAAGGATTAGATCCTTCTTTATTTTCAGTAAAATTTACTTCTAATTTTGGTTTGTGATGATTACAAAAGGGACAGGTATAAGCTTGGTTTCCTCTAGCGGTTCGTTTACTAGTTCCTAAAACATTATTAACTAAATTAACTAATAATTCATTTACCATAATTATAAGATACAATCTTATTCTTAAATAGTAAAGTCTTTTTTAAAAAATTTACCTAAAATATTTGAATTTAACCAATTATCAGATTCTAATACATCTAAATTAAAGAGATGCTTACATTCAAAATAAGTAAGTAATTTTTTATTATTTACTAATTGAATAATTTCTCTAGTAAATTCTTCTTTTTTACCTAATTTGATTTGTTGTTTTATAAATTCTTCAGATCCGTAATATGTTTTCCAATCAGATTCTTTAATAATTTGTTTTGTAGTTGCTGTTCGACCTCTAGTTATGGGTTGTTCAGCTAATTCTTTTTTACCTAATTTTTTCTTTATATTATGATGTAGAGATTTTTTACCTAAATATTTTTTTCCAGTTGGAATATGAGTTGTAACATAAATAAAACCAAATGTTTCAGGTTTAAAATCATTAATATCATTTATTATTTTACCTTTATATATCCAACTTCCCATAAAATTTATAAGTCTAAATTAACTAATATAGTTGTATCAGTTATTTGTGATAATGGTAAGGGTTGAGAAAGTTTTGCTACAGCTAATAATTCGTAATTATTATTATATAATCCTACGGTTGTTACATAAGGAGCAAAATATGATCCTGTTACAAAATTATAAGTTGTAGAATAAAATGGAGTTGTTTGATTTAAATGACATAAAAATTGTTGAAATGAATCATAATAATTTCCTTGATTATAAACAGAAATATCATACCCTGTGTTATAATCTATAAGTGTACGGTTTTGAGAAGAATTAAATTCATTTTCTCTAGATGTACATTTATATTGAGATTCATATATAGTAGTAGTACTTTCAAAAGAACAACTAATTGTGTTTGATAAGAAAAATGTAGCAAATAATCCACCATATATAGCTGCGGGAAAGAGAGATGAAGTTCCATATGAAGAATACGCATACCCATCAATAGGATAAAATGAATCTTTAATAACTATTGCTATCCCATGTTCATAAATAATATTCCCTATATGATAATCTGAAACTTGGTATATGGAGCTACTAAATAAAAGATTTCCTTGTCCATCATCATATATGGATCCACTATGGTTTTCTAATTTAAAACTTCCTAATTTAATATACTCTCCAAAAACTTTAGAAGGAATAGATACAATCCCAATCATAGCATTAGAACCTGTTGGGAATTTTCTATTAGGAGGTAAAGTGTTAGTTAAATAATTATAATAATTAGTTGTAGCTTGAAGTCCTGTTATTGTACCATCTAGGTTAAAAGAAGCTGTAGCTGCTTGGGATCCTGATGGGTTTAATAAATAATTAGAATAATATAATTGTTCTATAGATTTATAAACTAAATAATTATTTTGAGTAAAAGGAATGTATCCTGTATTTTGAGGTGGGGTAGAGGGTAAAGTAGATGTATTAACACCTACATATAGTGCTATACCAGCATCATTAAGTGAATTGAAAATTCCTCCATAAATAGCAGTAGTACCATAATTAACATATCCGTAACCATCTATACCTTGAAAAGTAAAAGATTTATTTACTGGAAATGGTGATACCGTAATATCTGAAGTTAAAAATGGTTTGAAGACACTCATTCATTTTAGAAATCTAATTTTACTCTAACTAGAGCTTCTTTTGTAAAGTCTTTTATTAAAGGCCTTGACATTTTAGCTACAGCTAATAAATCTGTAATATCATTATAAAGTCCAATGGTTGTCATATAAACTTGAGGGTTATTTATAAAACTACTATATATAACTTCACCAGTTGATCCTGAAATAAAAGATGGGTTTTCTGAATAGTTAAATTCACTGTTACGGGCTCTAACAAATATATAATCAGAAGTAATAGTTTCTTGGGAGTTTAAACCAAATGAATTACCTGCTACTAGAGCATTATATACTGCTCTATTATTAAATCCAGGAGTATTATATGTTAAGTTAGGGGTTAAACCTATAGATTCACTTAAAGCATATGGATTTAACATAATAATACCTAAATCTGGGAATAATATACCATATGAACCTGAAGTTTGAGTGTAACCACTATTAAGACTAATCCCACTTCCATTTGATCCTGAAACGAGTTGGTAAGCTCTAGTAGCTCCTATGAATGGGGTTACTGTAATATCATTTGAGTTATCTGTAATTTTAATAGTTGTTCCAGCAGCACCACCAGGGCCTGTAAGTGTTAAGTTACAAGATCCAGGGAATAATGATTCTTTATATCTAGCTCTTTCAATAGATAATGCCCAGAAACGATCTCCAAAAATAGATGTACTACTTGATACTAATACCCCACAACTGTTATACCCTGAGTTAGCAGAAGAACCAAAAATAAAGTTTTGAGTTTCATCTTCTAAAATAAGTGAGCGATATTGTCCATACATTGTTCTAGTAGGGGAATATCCAGGTACAATATTATTGTAAAATTCGCTTCCACTACCTAAATAATCACAATAGACAATATCTAATTGGATTTCAGCTGTTGATAAGTTAGAAGCTGTTTGGTATACGCTTAAATAAAAATTACCTGATGATCCGGCTTCTTGAACAGAAGATGTAAAAAAGGAATTTAATATTGGAACATTGTTTGACCATAACGTAGATGTGATAGAATCACTACTTACTACAAAATCTTCTGGGTCTAATCTTTTAAATGACATTATTTAAATGTTTTAATTTTATTATACGTAATTAATAGTAAGAGGAATAGTTAATCTAGCACCACTATCTAATCCAACAAAAGTTAATGTTCCGTTGATTTGAGTATTAGTACCAAAAAGTGTATTTATAGTTGTTCCTCTTAAATTAAATTGAGTTCCAATAATAGTTTTAGAAACATTTGTACCTAATGTTGTAGTAGCTGCAGTATTAGCAGATATAGCAGTTTCAGTATTAATTCCTAAACCGGTAAATGTATTTAATAATCTTACATCTGAAATAGTGCAAGCATATCCACTAGTTTCATATGTTTGGTTATTTCCTAGGTAATTGAGTGTTTGAGGAGTAATAGCTAAAGAAGTTCCTTGTTGTAATGTTACTGCTGCATATCCTAAATTTAATACTGGTAGTTTAGCTGTTCCGCGAGGTAATGTAGCTAATTTATATTTCATAATTTGGGTCTCGATAGGAAATGCTTCTAGTAGAGGCATATTTTGAATTGCTTCTCCATAAAAAGCGGATCCTGAAGGGTGGTTAGGATTATACAAAGTATAATCAATTTCATCATCAGCTAAAGCAAATTGAGTAATACGGAATGAACCATCATTTTTGGCTAATAATTCTCTACCTTTAGTTGTTAAAATCGCGTCAACTGTTACGACTTGATTATTTAAATATCCCATGTTTTATTTCTATTATAATGTATTATACTAATAAATATTATTAAATCAAACCTTTCTGTGTAAGTTCTAATATAAATTCATCAACGTTTTTATTTAATTCAGAAACTACATATTCAGGTCTTATAATATATGGTCCTTGGGAATTAATAGGTCTAAATCCTTCCATTAAAATTTGAGTAGCATCATCAATATATCTTCTAATTAAAAATTGATCAAGATTCATAGAGCCTGAAATAGGGATAGGTTGATTTAATTCAACTGCTAATATTGGAGACCCAGGTATATTTGGATTATTTATTATTTCAGCTTTAGCAACTTGAAATACTCTATTTTCCCATCCTTCAAATCTAAATTCATCACCATATTTAATTGACCAAGGTAATGCTATTGGGTTAAATCCTGAACCTGAAATATCTTTTTGAAATACATATGGATTATCATAATATGTTACTAATGATGATGATGGAGTATATATTATATTTGTTCCAGAAAAACCAGATAAATTAATTTCTGATGTGATGTTTCCTGAGGAAGAAATCCATAATCCATTAGTAGATATAGCAGAGTTAGGGATAACTGTTTGGTTAATAATAAATTTAGAATTGGATTCTATTACTACATTTCCGGTACCATTCCATTCTACTTCAACGAATAATTCATCATTATTTACAAGGTCATTGTAAGGGATTGAAACATAGATGCTATTTTGAGCATTATCAACAGTGGTAAAATTAACTCCTTGTCCAGATATAAAACCTACAACAAGCCATGAAGCGTTAGAAATTAAAACTGTTTTAATACCTCCTCTTAATCTAACTATTCTCCAGTTAACTTTTGATGTTGCCCCATATTGTGGATTAGTATCGGTAAAATTCATATCAGCTATCACATCTAAACCAGAACCTTCACTTACTAAAGATGTATTAACTCTATATCTATATGATGTATATCCTGAAATAGTTTGGGGTGAGAATGTAGCAGCATTGCCTTGGTAAGAAATAGTATCGTATATAACTTCAGAATAAGAAGTACCTAATGTATTTATTGTATAACTAGAAGGTCTTAATTGAGCTTGAAAGTTATTTACTACACTTCCTGTAATCCCATTATCAGTTAAATCAATACTATTAGCAAAAGTTCCCCCAGGCATTTTTCCTATTTGATTATATAAAATAGGTTCAATTCTTGATCCTCCTCTAATTATATTTCTGTATTGGATTGCTTCCCCAGATCCCATATTAGTAGATTGGATGATAATTCTTTCATTAGTAATAAAATTATTTTGAACATCTGCTAATGAATTCTCAGTTATATTAGGTATAGTTACACTACCATCAGAGTTTATTAAATATTTAATCATTACTGCTGAGGCATTCATTCTTTCAGGGGGCCAACCCCCAATACCTACCGCATAAGCAACTGAGGTTTTTAAGCTTTCTACTGTTGGAATAAGACCATATGTTCCTTGATCTGAATATCCGATTATAGTGTTAGGTGGAGACCAAGTATTTAATAATTGTGATGTAGATTTACTACCTTCATACCTTGGTATAATATGGCGTTTTGTAGTATAATTAGAGTCTTGAATTGCTGCTTTTAAAGCACTTCCACTTATTAGAAGTTCAAAGTTTATAGGGGTTAATATCCCAGGGTAATATTCAATATCTTCATATATAGTACTTAATCTATCTGTATCAATATTATTTAATAATGGGTTATAATCACTATTATAATAATTAGGTGTTGTTAAATAAGGTTCTATAATTACTGGGTTGCAATTTGATATAATTGGGAGGTTACTTTGTGTTAGATGTAATTGGGTATTTAAAATTTCAAGTATACCTGTAGAATAAAGTCCACGGGTAATTTTAATATATATTTGATCTTGTTGGATAGGATAGATAGATGTTGATAATAAAGTAGTATCAGATCCATTTAAATTATATGTTTGAGTAGTTAAAGCAGTTTCAGAATTATTTCTTAAAAGTATTAAACTAGCTTTACCTGTAGATCCTATTGGAAGATATCCAAAAGTATCAATAGAAGCAGATATAGTTAATTTAGTATTAGGAGTATTATTTAAAGTATAAATCCCAGAACTAAGATCAAAATAATTAGGAATATCTCCTGTTTTAGTACCCCATGAATTTATTATGTAAGAATTAGCAAATGGTATTTGTCGTAAAGTAGTAATTGAAGCTGTAGTAGTATAATCTAAAATTTGATTAGGCCATATTGAGCCTGTGAAAAATTCAGTTTCATTAGCCGTATAAAAATAATAAGTAGAGTATTCTGTTATATTAGATATTGCATATGGAGCATAATAATTAGCTATTGGGATAAAAACTTTTAGGTCAGTAATTTGTCCTAAAGGATTTGATTGGTCTACTCCATTACAATCTACTTTAGCTATTTTTAAATATTTAGTTTCAAATAATGGGGGGTTAATTCCAATAATTTGTTCATTGAAGAATAAAATTTCACCATTACTAGGAGCTGTATTTGGGTCTAAAAAATTATTTTTAAATATATTTTCTTCAGTAGAAGAAGTACTATAATATTGAACTAATTTATAAGGGATAGATTCAAATGTAGAAGGGTAAGGAGCAAATAAACTTTGTGTTGTAACAATTACAATAGATCCACTAAATTCTCCATCATAAAATTCATCTTGAGCATCATGTAATATAGTTACTGGTCCTAATGTAGTGGAAGTTGTTTTTGTCCAACTTTGAGTAATAAAATAAATATTTTCAGGCCCAATACCATTAGGACCATAAGGAGAAGTATTAATTCCATTAAATGGTTCAAATGTTCCTCCAGTTCCTCCACTAAAATTTTCTATAGTACCTGGTTGGTAGTCATTCCATTGGGGTGCTACAGTTCCAGATATTGAAATATCTTGAACAATAATAGGAGTATTATATGGGTTGAGTTTATAATAAGCTATAGTTGAATGATTATCAACTTTAGGTTGAGGATATTTATTTCTTTCAAGAATATGTTGTTTAATAACAATACCTGAAGCTAGACTTGTACGAGCAGGTACAAAGTCTTTAATCATTTTAAATAATGAGTTATCAAAAAATTTAATTAGTCTAATAAAATCAACTAAATCATAATTTTTAATGTATTTTTGAAAATAATCATCTCTAAATTTATTTAAAGATGGGTATGATTGATCTGGGGTGAATCTTTCTCTAGGGTCACCTATATATTCTCCTATATTGAAGTATCCAATTTGAGATGTAATATCATCATTAATTTCATCTTGGGGTGAAAATGCTACTTCAAGTAAATTAGTATTAGCTGTATAACTTTGGCTAGCATTAGTTTGTTGGGAAATAATCTTAAATGGAGATAAAGTATCACCTGCGGGTAAAATATTATCTTCTAATCTAATTTTATCAGATATAGCATTTTTAATTCCTATTACAGGTTGATCATAAAAGAAATATTCTGTATTTGGAATAAAAGTAGGGGTTTGGAAAAAATTAAAATTACTATTTAAATTAAAAGAATTTACCGGTGTCCAAGAACCTGTTACTTTAGGATGGATTGAATTTGATCCTGTGTATAATTCACCCCCTAATGATGCTCTAAATATAAGTTCATCAGGTGATGAGTTAATAGTATTTCCTTCAATTGAATAAGGATTCATTATATAATCCTTAAATACCGTTTCATTTAAAGGAGATTTAAAATATCTAATCTCTTGAAGTGATCCTGAGAAGTAATCATATAATTCTCCGTTTATAATATGCCCCCCTAATGCAAAATTAGAAGTTCCAATATTAATCCAATCAGTATCATCAACGGTAACAGTTGAGGATGAATAAAATCCAAGTAAAGTTCCATTATCTCCACCTTCATATATTTTATTTCCAGCATATAAAGTAAAATCACTATTACCACTAGAAGTACTTGGTACTCTATTAATCATTACAGACCACCATCCACCATCAAAAAATGGAAGATAAATACTAGCAGATATTGTAGGAGTATTATTATATCCAGGATAAAGCTCTAAATGAGCATATTGATAATAAGGATCAATAGTTGATCCTAAATATGAACCACTTGTATATCCTGATCCTGTATATTTAAGGGTTAAGAATGCTCTGTCATTATCTAAATTCCATAGACTTTGAGAATATGGGATGTTATTTTGGGGGAGACCTGTGGTTTTAAATCTAAATGATATTGAGTCAGGTACTCCATTTAAAGTATTCCAAGTTGGGTTAACATTCCAGTCAGATGAAATAAAATTATTAGCTGGGGTAGTAAAGGTATAATTAAATGTATCTTGCCAGAAATCCCAGTCATTTGAGTTTATTTTATCTTTACCACCATATTCATTAATCCTTAATATAGTATCAGGAATACCATATGAGGTAATCAAAGCGCGTAATCCGGGTAATGTACCTTTCGACTTGAGTAGGTATGGTAGATTATGATAAATGCGTTTATATAACGATTTATTTACATCATCTAACGGCATATAATCATTAGAGGCTGATATTAAAGTATCAATATATTCAAATCCACTAGGGGTTGGGAGTGAGCCAGTAATATTAGAAAATGGAAATAATCCACCTCCAGGAGTTAAACCTAAAAATGCTGTGTATAAATCCTCATTAGAAAAATTGTTTTGATATAATTTAATACCAAATTCTCTAATAGCATCCGCTACTATATCTTTTGATACACCATAGTCTAAGCGGTTATCTGCATTGTATTTTTCAGTAACGTCTTTATAATAAATCCAAATATTATCATAAAATTGGCCTACCATTTCAATAAATAATTCATATTGTTGATTAGCAGGATCATCTCTAAGATATTCAGGGATAGTATAAAGTAAATTATCTTGATTATTATTATCAAATGATGAAGCTGATAAAATTAAACCTCCATAATATGGACTATTAATATTATCACTACCTAACCAAGTTAAAGATATAGGATTAATAGTTGAATATAATTGATAAGGAGGTTCTATGTTAGATTTAGGCCAAGCATAAGAACTACTATTATAATATAAATAATATTCGTAATTATCAAAATTAGTTATAATGTTATTTATACTTGATTCATATGTAATTTTACTGCTACTAATTTGAGAAGGTGAATTTACAACATTATTTAATGATAAAATTAAAGATGAATACTGTTCGATTAATTCTAATTTATAATAGAAATTTTCTAAACGAGTTTTAGCCGAGCTAAAATGTACAAAATTATAAAAATTAGAATAATCAATATTAATATCGATTTCTTTTTCTTCGAGTAAACTATTTAATTGGGTTTGGGAACTGGTTAAAGAAGTAGATATTAAATCAATATAAGATAATTCTAAAGTTGAATTATTTACTTGATCTTTAATATTTAAATTAAAATTAGGTCCATTAACTGGTATAGTATCATTAATAATGAATACATTATTAGGGTATGTTACTTTATAAGCTATTGATTCTTCAATAGATGTAATAATCCATAATGTAGAATTTAAAATAAAATCAACAGGTAATGGTTCATATAATTTAACTAAAACTGTTGGATTTATTGGATCTTGATTATCTAATTGAATATTATTAGCTATAATAAGTTGATTATCTCCAAAATTAAGATAAAAATCTAAAAAATAAGAACTATCTTCTCTTTCTTGAACAAAGTTTGTTGTTTGCTCGATTAAATCAATAATTGTTAAAGAAGTACTATTTAATCTTATTTCAGTTCTATCAGATGAAATTTCAGATATATATAGTTGTTGTAAATAAGAACCTATTTTTTTATTTAAAAAATTAAAATATGTAACATATTCTCCTTGAAAAAAATCATAATTAAGGAGGATTTCTTCAGGGTTTATTTCTATTTGAGAAATATCATTATTATTTCCTGCAGATTGTCCGTCATTTAGAACTGTATATTGGGAAAAATTATATTCAGATATTAAGACATTTTGGTTATTATCGTAAATAAATAATTCAATATAACTGCTAGAAGTTAAAGATGTATTAATTTCAAATGAAGGAATTAAATTTGTATCTTGTACTTCATAAGTTTGTGAAGTAAAATTTTCAATATCTATTTGGGTAATTTCTGCGGCCATTATTGAGGGTTAGCTAGTATTGTTCCTGTTTGTAACTCTACTACTTGCTTTTGAGTATTAAGTAAATCAATTCTTAATTGAGCTATTTCATCTTGAAGTGTTAAAATTATTTCTTGATTAAATTCAAAATTTATATACTCACTACTTTTTTTAATTAAATATTCATGTGAATTAGTATTTCCTAATTCTGGGATATCATAGAATAAATCATTGTAAAGATTAAAAAAATCATTTACTGTTGGTTGGATTTCGATTTCTTGTTGGATATTTTTTACTCCTAATTGGGTAAAAGAAGTATCAATAACTTTAGAATAATCTCCTTTATTATATACTTGTTTTTGTAAATTTATATTTTCACTCATCCATTTATAACTTTAAAATAATAATTATCATCATATATAATAGTTGAGCCATTAATATGAGATTTAATTAAGATTTGATAATATCTTTCAGGTTCTAATCCACTCATATAAACATCAAAATAATTCCCATTTATATCAGAACTAATTTGAGTGTATAGGTTATCAAAGCTAACAACAAATTCATTGGTAGCCAAGTCTTTTATAGCATAATATGAAGTAGTTGGTAAATAATTTAAAGTAGTAAATAATGAAGATGTTTGGTAAGTTCTAGGTGGATATAATGGACTTACATTTATATAAAATCTATTAATACTAGTTGGATAAAATTCTCCTGGATTTTCAGATAAAGACATTTTTAAATCAACTGTATTTATAATACTTCCTGTGGCTGATCCTGTTAAGACTGTAGAATAATCTCTCCATCTAAATTCTAAACATGGAGGATATATAGTATTAGTATCAACACTATAATATTTAAATATAGGTTGAATATTTTTATCAGGTATAAATTCTTGGGATCCAGTTAATTTAACTATAAATCCATAATTTGGGATAGATCCTGAAAACCAAGCTTTAACTGTTTTAGTTACATTAGCTTCAATATCTTTATTGTCTCGTAATTGGAAATTGATTGTGTTTGACCCATGGAAAGCTGAGTTTCCAACATATCCAGATTGGACATATCCAAATACAACATATAAACTTCCTGAAGTATCATAAAACCAATTACCTCCCCCAGCGGGTCCATAATTTAAATTAAAAGAACTAGTATAATTAAAAGAACTACTTACAGTTGAATATGATCCAAAAGGACTCCAAGGTCCTGAGCCGCTATAATTAGAGTATATCCATGATGCTCCATCAGTCACTTGGGGTGCAGCTAAAGTATATCCAGTACCATTATTCCAAGATTGTGCTACTGGTAAGATTTCTAGGATTATATTGAGATTAACTCCTTGAGCTTCAGCTATAAAATTTTTAAGGTATATATCGTAAAGATTTCCTTGAATTTTATTAGTTATAATATCTTGAATTTCTTGATCATCAAATTGAACAAGATATCTAGATATAAAAGGAGTATTTGAAGAATTTAATTTATTAGATATTTCTAATATAGCATCTAAACCTGTGTTCATTACAGGGTATGAGGAATATAGAGTAGTATCTTGAGTAGGGAATATCTTATAAACAGCCATTTATAATGTTTTATTATAAATATGATGTTATAAAGGAACTACTTTACCTTTAATATCTTGATTAGGATATTTTATTTCAAATATACTTGGGTCTAATGAAGGATATATTACTTGATTTTGAATTGCTCCAGTTATATCATAAGCATATTGAGAGTAACCTAAAGTAGTTCCTGCTTTATTAATTATAGAAATATTTTTAACCGTTTGAACTCCTTTAATTTTATCTAATAAAATGTAAAGATCTTTTAATAGAATAGGTTGGTTAATTTGCCAATTAGAAATATTAAAATAATTTTGTAATGCTGAGATACAACTTAGTAATACTTTATTATTATTATATTCAGGAAGAATTATAATTTCAAAATCAACAGCTATGTTTATTATAAACGCATCTCTAATTTCAATATTATCTCCAATTATTCTATATTGGGAAATATATGTTCTTAAATTATTTTTTAGAGTTTTAGTAGCATAATCTAATTGCCCATCTGCATTTTGGGATAGAACATATAAATTTAAAGTTTCAATAGTAGAAACTTGATTATCGGTTAATTTAGGTTGTTCAATATATGCTTTAGTAACTGAGCCATAGTTTGAGGGCATACTTAAAGCTCTAATTAAATAATCATCAGCTGTTACTGAGCGTTGTTGGGAAGCTACAAATGCAAGAGAATTTTGACGTATTTGTTCTGGGGTATCTCCTGAATTTCCTCCGCTAGCAGCTTCATCATTATTAGTTGCTAATGAATTAAAAATATAATTAGCAGTTATAGGATTTAAATTAATATTATTAAATTTAGTGTTAGTAGTATTTAATTGGGTTAAAGTATTAACACTTACATTTGATGATACTCCACCTCCAGTTAAATATCTTACAGTTAAAGTAGTATTTGAAGGAGCTATACCATATGTACTTGTATATAAAAAATTAACAGGAGAATAAGCTGTTGTTAATTTATCTTGTTTAAAAGGTAAACCCAAACCAACATTATCAGCATTAGGTGTTATTTCTTCAGTTATGTCAGATGGAGATCCTACCCCAAATTGCATAGTAATTAATGTTGGAGATATTATTCTAGTAGCAAATCGTCTAGCTACTTTTTTAAGTCTTAATAAATAAGGAGTATCATCTGTTTTATTAGGATCATTAATATTAGTATTTTTAATAGGATTTAATACCATTTCTTGTCCTAAATGATCTACCTCATACCATATATTTCCATCAGAATCTATTACATCTAAAATTTTAATAAATCCATTAACACTTAAAGTAACAGTATTATATGGGATAGGATCAGTAAAGTTAAAAGTAGTTGTATTAATTGTAGATGAAATAGCATTTCTGCTTTTCTTTAAAAGATAATACTGTGGAGTATTATTAGAAATTTGATATATAGTTACTTCTGTTGGGTCTTGAGAACTAGATATTGAAAAATCAATTTTATCTTGGATTAAAAAAGAAATTCCATTAATTGAAGATATTGTAGTATTTTCATTAATAGTTAAAGCATAATCATAATCTGGAAAATAATCTACTCCTATTTGTTTAGCTGGTAATTGTTGATAAAAATCTATTGTTACTTGAGCTGCTCCTGTTACTTTTGGTTTATATCCAAACATATATGCTAATTCATATATATTATTAATTTGTTGGGCATATTGAATAAAAGTTTCTTGGAATTGGTTATCTAAATAAAAACTTAAAACATCACCAACATATGATACTTGCTCCATAAACATCATACCTGGGGATGCTTCTGAGAAATCATTATATGTTTGCGGGAAGTAGGTTTTACTAAATTCAATTAATCGTTGTCTGAAATCTGAAAAATCACGATTAATATATTTTATATCTCTATTTGTTGTAGCCATTTTTAAAATTCGATTTTTAGGGTATCGTTAATATTTGTATTTAAAACACTGTATTTAAGAGTTACATTTATTTGATTGCTATCATTATCTCCAGTTACAGTAAGACTTTCAACTATAATATTAGGGAAATATATTTGAAGTTTATCATTAACATCTTCTCTTAAAGAAGATAAATTATCTAATGTAATTTGTTCAAATATAAAAATTCGTAAACCCCCTCCAAATAAAGGATTTAATGGCCTTTCACCAGGGTTAGTAAGAAAAAAATTAATTAAATTATTTTTTATAGCATCTTTAGTTTGATAATTTGATATAAAAACTGCAGGACCACTTAAAGGAAGATTTACCCCAACTGCAGTACTTGCATCAAAATCAATAGGTGCTATTTGTTGAGGACTAAAAGCCATTATTTACTATTCATTAATGCCATAATTTGATCCATTCCTACTTCTCCAGTACCTAAACTTCCATTTATAGGATCACTTACTTGTGGTCTAAATGGAACTTGAGCGTCTTGAGATGTAAAACTCAAAGCGGTTTCTCCCAATACTTCAGCATATTTTGATCTAAAATCCATTGTTGGTTGAGTAAATGGTATAGATGTTCGCTCAGATACTGGGTTATATGATTCTTTAACAATTGTTTTTGGAGTACGAATAGCTTCTAAAAGAATATCTTTTAATTCTTCTTGAATTACTTCTCGTACAGCTTCTTTAATTAATTTTTTAAATCCGTCAGTTTTCATATGATTATAAATATAAGGTTAATCTGTTTTTAAATTATTTTGTTCAATATAAAATACAAGTTCATCAATCAATATCTGATCAATTGAACTAAATGACCATTCTCCTCTTAACATTACAACATTTTGTTTATTAGTTGCTGTTGCTCTTCTACGTTTTAATGGTTTATCGGTTGTTTCAGTTTCAACACTCATTTTAAATCCATTTACATTTATAACTACTGGGGATTGTTGGGAGGATTGGTTTTTAGTTAGGTTAGTTAATTCAATAGATATTTGTTCTTGTTCAGTATCGGGGTAACATTTTTGTACAAGTTGGTCAAGTAGTTGTAATAATTGAGTAGCTTGGGTAAGGGTTTGTTTTAATAAAAATAAAGTTGATGTTACCCCAGCACTAATACGAGTTAATTTTTTAATTAATGTTTTATTATCATCTTTTATATCATCAATTTCAGTAATTACTCCTACAGGAGTTCCAGGAACTCCAGTAATACCAGTAGATGTAGGTATAGTTAAAAGAGTTGTTTTTTGGGTTAAAATTATTTTATCTAATAAAGTTATTAATGTTGTTGTTATTCCTAAAGATTTAGTAGTAATATCTATTACTTTTAAAGTATTGTTTAATTGTTTAACTAATTTATTTTTTTTATTGATTAAACTAGTTAATTTTTCTTCAGAAGGACAATTAGATTTATTATTAATAACATCTAAAATTTTATTTTGATTTTTTAAAATCAATGTAGAAGCCCCAGTTATACCAAAAGCTGCTGTCATAGTTAATACAGAGGGGATTAAAGTTTTTTTTAAATCTAAAATTTGATTTGATAATTGTTCTTGAATTAAATAATCTGAATTTTTATTAGGTTTAGAAAGTTCTTTAATTTGGTCTGGGTTTAGTTGAGATGCTTTTATTTTATCTTTTTCTAAAGCAACATTTGTAGGGATTAATGGAATTATTCCTAAATCAGTTTTTACAGTACCATCCCCTTTATATGGGATTATTTCTACTGATTCATATCCAGGGGCAGAAATTTCAATAGCAGGGAGAGAAGCAGTTTGAGGAGTGGTAATAGAAGTTTGTGGGGGATATTTAATTTTAAAGGCTGATAGTTCATTTACTTTATTATCTCTTCCTAGTTTTTTATTTAAACGTATTTCTAGATCATTTAATTCTTCTCTTAATATTCCATTTTCATCAAAATAGTATTTATTAGTAATAGTATTACTAAATCCAAAATCCTCCATTCCCGCTGGTAAGTCTATAGTTGGAGGGTTAATTTGCAAATCAAAATAAAATTTTACATCATCTAATTTAGAAAAATCATATACTCGAGCCCCACCAACAAGACCTTCTATTGAACCTTTTATACCTTTATTTGCTATAAAAGTAGCTAATAATTTACCATCACGATAAGCCTCAATTTCCCAATTACTTCCAGCATCTTTATATTCGTATGTTACTGGTATGCCTTCCCCATTAGTTAATGAGGTTAAATTAATTTTAAATTGTCCTTCATTCATATTTTATAGATTAGGAGGTTTTTAATAGGTGTAATTTATTAAAATTCTTCAATTATATTTGTTGGGGTTCCTGTAGAATTTATAGGGGTAGGTATAGGGGTAGGTATAAATGAACCTGTAGGGTTTATAGAGATAGGTATATTTGAATTTGTTTCTTTAATTGTTATTCCTTTAATTAATTGATTAGTTTCACTATTAATTACTGTTCCTGATGTATTAGTTTTAACTGGTGGTTCTGGAAGATCCCATAGGTTAATAATAGCAAACTGTTGGAATTTACCTTTACCTATTAATTTTGCTGATTGTGATAAATATTTATTTAATTGTTGAACCCCATTAATATCTAATTTAACAGTTCCATCTGAATTTTTGGTTCTACTAAAAATTATACATCCTGCAGAAGAGGCTTCTGATGTTCCTTGATGGATAAAAACACCATCAAAAGCTATTTTTCCTCTATCAGTAGCAAAATCATCATTAGTAAAAACATCAGATTCATATATATTTCCTCCACTAGGATCACCTTTAGAACTAACCCTCATTCCGTTTCCATTATAAAATGATGATCTAATAAAGTCACTATTTGTATAAGTACTTAAAATAATATTATATACATTAGAGGGAATACCATTAAATTTACTAGCATCTCCTATTGTATCAGGAATAGCAGTTTTTCCTGCTATTTTTTTACTTCTAATAGCATCTTCAACAGCAAACCCTAAAATTTGTTTATTATACCATAGAGTATCAGTAGTTCTTCCACCATTAGATGTTGTGGTTGTTGATTCTCTAACTAATACTACATATTTAGGATTAGAAATTAATATTTGGATTGATTCTGGGAGGGAATCAAAGTTTATATGTCTTCCATTTAAATTTCCTCCTATGGGGGTTGGTTGATTAGTAATGTCAGTAAAAGTATAAGCCATTTTAAATAGTTTTTACAAAATTAGATTTAATACTATCTATATTATTATAAACTTCTTCAAAAGTACTTAAAGCAATATTAGCAGTAGTTAAAAGTACGGCATTAGGAATAGGAGTACCAGATGGCCAATCCTGTATAGTTTTTAAAGCTGTTGCTAAATTTTTTAATTCAGTAATTAGAATTTTTAAATAATCTACAGTATCGTTTCCTTTTAAAACTGCTTGAGAAGCATTTTTTCTTCCTAATCGAATATCAGTTCCATCTAAATATATTTGTTTAGCTTCTATATTAATACTAGAATTTGAAGATATTCCAACTGATTTTTCTCCACTAATTAAAATGCTATCTGAGTTAGCGTTTAGAATAATTCGACTAGAATTTAGGGTTATTTGGGGGTTAGTATAAGAAGCAGGAGTTATAGGTGGGGTAGTATATGAAATAAAATTTTCATTAGTTAAGCTAAAATTTTTTAGTTGTTGAGTAGAAGTTAGATAAATTGAAGCTAAATCTTGTTTTATATTTTCAATAACAGGTTCAGCCCCAAAATCATTTAAATTAGGATCTTGTCCGTTTCTTAAAATAAGAATAGGATCACCATTTGTACCTGATTCAGACCAAGAATTTTTAGATTTAACTGTACTTCCAAATCTAATACTATTTCCCCATCTTCCTTCATATAAAATATCTCCTTCAAAAGGTAATAAAGGATGAATATTACTACGTTCTATAAATGTAGAATTTTCTAATTGATTAGGGGAATTATAATTTAATTCTACATTACCATTAGGAACTATATTAATAGCACCAGTAAATGATTGGAGATAATTTACAATTTGTGAGTTTGGGGTAGGGTTATTTAATGGTGATGGTGATGAGTTAACATTCACTGCAGCTATTCCATATAATGAAAGTGGAGAGCTATAAACAAATTGCCCACCAATTGTATTAGGGGCTATAATATAAGATACTCTTACAAATTCATTAACTAAAGGAATTATTTTTCTATATGGATCAGAAGGAAATATATTAGATATAACTTTACCATTTGGTATTCCTGTACTACTGATTTGTTCTCCACTAATAACTCCAACTTGGGTAAATCCTTTATCAGTTGCAAGATTAACATTAATTACTCTAACTATAAAAGAATTATTAGTAGATTTAGTAGGTTTACTTGTAGCTTTATTACCTAAAGCATTGTTAGTCATGGCTGGGAAGCCAAATTTTCCGTAGGAATTACTCATTAATCTTTAGAATTAAATTTTTTAACTTCAGATAATAGTTGAGTTTTTTCTTCTTCAGTCATCCCAAATCCTTCTTCTTCAGATTTACCTGAAGCTAAAGCACGTTGAATGATGGTAGCCATTTTAATTAATTGCTCATCATTTTTAATACCTAACTCCATATATTCTTTAATTAAAGGAACAATTAAAGTAGCATCACCAATATCATTAATAAGTGGTTTTAATTCACCTATTAAAGCTGATATTTGTGTTTCTTTTTTCTTTTGGTTTTCGTAAATTTCTTTAAGAATATCTGAGAATTTTTTCTTACCAAAGATATTTGATTCTAAATTGCTCATATGTTGTTTTATTATAAATATAGGAATTTACTAGAATTGGAAGGTTATATAACCTTGTTCTAAATAGAATAAATAATTCTTTTTAAATACACCATATAATACTCCGGCTATTTTGGTAATTTTAGGTGTTTTAGCATCAGGGATCATCTCATGCATGTAGATATATAATGCTTTTTTATTAAAAACATCAATATTGTCTCTTTTCCTAAATAATTCTAATACAGCATCTGCTATTTTAGCATCATTTCCTTTAGGAAAAATAATATAGATATTAATACTAACAAAATCAACATACTTATTTATAAAAAAAGATAATTTATCATCTAATTCAGTTGATTCTAATGTATAAGAATATGAATCATCTTTTAATAATTCATCTACAGAAGTTTTACTAGTTTTACTTTTATAATTTTTATCATTATATAATATACACCAACGTTTAATAATAGTACCAAAGTAAGAATATGCTTTAGCACCTTTACTAGGGTCAAATAAATGAATTTTTGATAATAAAAACACTATAATCTCATGTTGTAGATGTTCTAAATTTTCTACCTCAGTATGATAAAATTTAAAAGTATGGATTATATTTTGGGTTAACTTAAAAAAAGCATAATGAATTTTTTCTTCATATATCTTGCTTTTTAAAATAAAGTCCGTAGTACTATTATATAGTACTATAGCATCTTCTGTTTCCTGAGTAAAATAATTTTTACTAGCTGGTTTTTTTAAAGTTTTAATTGAATTTTCTAAGGTTGAACTCATTGAGAATGTCTTGAATTTGGAGAATTGATTTAAATATAACCCCAACTTCATCATCTGCTTTGAATACACCGCCCCGATCAAGTTCTTTTAATTTTTTATCTGAAATTTCTATTGTGCGAGACATACGATCAAGATATATTAAATATCCTGCTACTATATCCTCTTGTTTTTCAGTTTTTTTCAGGAGGTTAAAAGTCGTAAATCCTAGAATTACGACTAATACTACTAAAACACAAATTGTAATTATTATACCCATTATAAATTATCTAACATATTTTTTAAACCTTCACTTTTAAATGTACCTAACGCCTTTATTTTGGTAGATGTCTTTTTAGACATGTTTGGTTTATTCCCCAATATAAAATTATCTTTTCCGGTATCCACGGATTTTTTATTTCCTTTAAATTTAGGTAACCATTCACGCTCAAATTCAATACGAGACGCCATTAAGTCTGCCTGATGTAAAATATAAGGTAAACTAGTTCTTGGTTTTTGTCCTGGATGAAATGAAATTAAATATTTTTTATTTCCTTCATCATATAACCCATCATGAGTCTGAATTGCTAACATTTCATTAAATGAATACTGAATACCGTATGATTGTAATAAATATAAACTTCTATCAGGAATAGAAGAGAAAGGCACTTTTTCATTAAACATATAATCTTCACCTAATTTTTCACGTCTCCAATTATCAGTTTGAGGAATATATGATTCATTTTCCTCATCACCCATTTTACCTAAATCATGATTTAAAGCTGAAAATACTAATTCTTCAGTTGTAAAAGTAGACATATCAGCTCCTTCACTTTGCCATAATCCTGCCTGTCTAAATGCACATCGAATAACTCGAAGAATATGTTCTACATATCCTCCTGGGAATGCATTATGATATTCTTTTTTATATGAAGCAGGCATTAATATTAAACGTTTAGCGTACTGTTCATAAAATTCAATTAATTTTTCCTTACGAGGTTCTGAGATGTATTCATTAATATAATTTATTAATTCATCCCAATTT